GCTATTAGTTGCCACTTTAGCTTTTCCTCTGTTTCTACAGCTTCTTTCAGCCCTTTTAGCAGCTCTATGTAATCATCTGTAGCGTAGGCTTCCATTTCTTTAGCAGCAATGCTAGAGGCGCTGGATTCCAGCATCAGCCGACTTTTAGCGGATCGCAAGTAGTTCTCTATATAAGTTCTATTTGCTTTTGCTGCGGCAAAGACTCCTGATTGCTTGATGATGAACTCGACTGCTTTGTTCGGGCTTGTGTCCATTGTCTAGTCATTTCCTGTGTAAGTATCTCGTACGCTTTTACGCCTCTTTTTTCGCATATCAGCGCCAATTGTTTTCGTCTTTTTGCTAAGGGCCAAGTAAGTAAATCTCTAGCCTCACATTCGTTACGCCATTCCTCACTATAGCTGTTCTTCAAGCTGTTTAATTTTGTTGCTGATCCTGGCTCTCCATTGCTGCCATCCTTCTCCGGCATACGCCTGCACTCCAATCTCGTTTGCTTTTTTTATTGTTAATTCTTCTGAGCTATACCAAGGCAACTCTGGTCGCTTGTTTGCTTTTGGCGGCTCAATGACGATCTCATCCTCAAACCTGTACTGGTTTAGCCAAGTAGCCAAATGCGGTATGTACGCTAGTTGCGTATCTTGCGACTTCCAATAATTGATATGGTTTGGCATAGCCTCTAAAGCCTGCGCTTGCTCTGTTTGCGTAAGGCGCTCAAAACTCTTTTGCGCTACACGCTTTGCTACCTTCCTAGGGTACATACCCCACAACTCATTAAAACTCATATAAGTCCCCACTTAGTAAGTTCACCAGTTATAAATAATACTATGCCTGCAAAGTAAAAAGCAACAGCCACGATCTCTACTGTAAATAGGGCCATATCGTCTTGAGCGTACCCAGCAGCAGCCCACAGCCCAGAGCCTATAAATCCAATAATGATGTTAGCTGGGTAAATGTTTAGCGCAGTCAGCAATATACCAAGTAAGCAAAGCAAAGTGCCAGACCACTTTAGGGTTTTCATTTTTTCTTAGCTTTCTTTAGGTCTGCCCTATGCGACTCCATAATCGCATCCGCTTGCTTGGCAACCTTGTCCTCAATATGTTCAATCATATCTTTAATGGCCCACAATGCACCGCTATATGGATCGCTTACATCTTCTGCTACTAGCTCAACCATATCTCGCACATTGGCCAGTTTGTAAGATAGTTCCTCTATATCGTTAGCTGCTTGCCATAAACTCATTTCTCACTCGCTTTCTTTAGTAAACAACAGTTTGTGTGCATTTAGTCCCATCGAAATAGCACAAGTGTTTTTTAGCATCTTCCAGTGTATAAAAAGTGCTATTGCACGAAGCGCCTTGCCATGAATTTATCCAAGCATCTACCCACCACCACTTAAACAACCAATGTTTTTGCTGAATTTCGTATGTTTTATATCCATCAGCGTTTATTCTTTCAATTATGCGAACTTTCATTTCTCACTCGCTTTCTTTAGTATTGCTCTAGCAAATTCAATCCAGCCTTCATTGGAATCAATAAGATTTGTAACTGCATTGCCTATTTCTATTATTTCCTCATCTGTTAGTGTCTTTGCTAGATGGGTGTAGAGTGGAATATGAAAAAATTGATTTTTCATTTCAAACACATTACCAAAATCATCCATCCACGCTACTGGTTCGTTCTTCATTAGTGCGATCCATAATTTGTGTAAACGGTAAGGCTATCTATCCGCATCTGCATCTCACGAATTTTTAGCTCTTGCGCTCTTAGCATCTCTGCCGCTTCTACTAACGCATAAATAGCATTACTAAACTGCAATGCGCTTTCTAACTCATCCGCTAATTCCATAGCGGTTTTGCCGATCTCTACTTCTCCAGCAAACGGAATAAACTCAGTTGGCACTTGCTCCTCCTAATGCTTTTATGGCCTTCATGCTTAACAATATTTTGTCTAAATCGTTTTCAGCACGAATATCAATTAACTTTAATTTGTCTGATGTAAAGCAAGATCCGTCATCCCGATAAAGGCTGCCGGTAACGCTGTCCATCATTAGTTTTCTGTTATTTGGGTCTGTGGCGATTTGAACTGGGGTAAGAATAATCTCGCCTTCATTCAGAACCCCTCTGAGTAGTATGCGATCTACTAGCCATTTTTTTCTAAGGTCTTTGCCTGCCCAGGAGGGAAAGCAGAATGTGGCCTGAGCGCATAAACCATCTGTAGATACTCGTATTCTTTTCATAAATTAAATACTAATCTACAAATCTACATTTGTGCAAGAAGTATTTTTGTATCTAATGAGATACAAAGTCTTTAATACTTATAAGTCTTATTAAAGGTTACTGCTCTTTCGGTGAACGAACCTAGCCTACCTAGATTCGCCTTCATCTGCTCCATCGGAGTTACAGAACCCGTCAGTCTTGCGAGGCACAGGCACTAACTTCGCCACCTGTATTGCGCTGTTTCAGCCTCTTACCCTTCTAGTAACGCTTTACTGCTCCTATGCCGCTACGATGTCGTTAGAGCCGCCAGCATAGGAAGTCGTATCTTACCTCACAACTCGGTTTCTTTGCAAGCCCATCTTCCGTTAGGTTGTTTATACCAGCCTAAAACAAGGATGCGCCACTTGCTGCGTATGAGTTCCGGCAAGTATTCAGACTCGCTAATCTTTTTAACCCTACTGCTCATATTGGATTTGCTAGTGATCTGGACACCTACCGTTTCCCCATTGCCTACGGCCAATATATCGAATATATGGAATAGGTCTTTCTTGCGCCTAGTGAAGGCATTGTAGGACTCGACCACATCGCACTTATAGCCCCTAGACTCCAGCAAAGCGACTGTACGGCTGTTTTGGCTATTAGCCAAGGTCTTGCTCTGTAAGGCGGCCTTCCGAGGCTTCTATGATCTTTTGATGCCATTTAGCAGGGATGCCGTTACGCATCTTCCAGGCATAGGCCGTTACATACTTAACATCTAAGATTTGGCATAGATTTTTGATTGAGCCAAATTCAGCCATTAGTTTTTCAAAAGCAGTCATGGTTTCTCCTATGTAGAGTTTTATTCTACACCGTATCAAAAATACAACATAGTGCGTAAAAGCAACACTTTGTAAATATTTCTACATTTATTGTAAAAACTCTACATTTGTAGATTAAGATTTACCCATGCAGTACTTTTATCAACTCGTGAAGGAGTAACAAAATGAAAGACATTATTTTAGGCGGTATCTTTGGGGCAGTAATTGTATTCTTTGTAGCAGTTGTTTATGGCTTCCGTGTAGGTGCGCTATGAGCTACAACAACGACAATTACTACGAGCCAGCAGATGACGATTACACATTGGATCTGCAAGAGCGTGTCTACGATGCCGTTAAAACCGATCCAGAGTACGACCCATCCGATATGTTTAAATGGGGCGAGGCTATCCAGCAAAAGTGTAATGATGCTGAGATACAGGCTTTCTTGCGTGATTGCATTGAAAAGAAAGACTGGGAGAAGTTAGGCAGGAAATTATACTACCTGTCCTTTGAGTACCAAGAAGCTATAGCAGAATATCATTTAACCAAGTGAAGGGGAAAACCATGTCAGTATTTACTAAACTAAACCAAGCACGAATTAAGCTGCAAAACACAGAACTTACCAAGTCAGGCCATAACAAGTTTGCTGGCTATCGCTACTTTGAGCTGGGTGACTTTTTGCCTACCGTACAGAATATCTTTGCCGATCTAGGGCTTTGCGGAATTGTGTCTTACGGCACAGACATAGCCAGCCTGACCATTGTAGATACGGAAGATAACAGCAATATCGTCATCACTAGCCCAATGGGATCTGCGGCCTTGAAGGGCTGTCATGAAGTCCAGAATATCGGAGCTGTAGAAACCTATCAGCGCAGGTATTTATGGGTTACGGCAATGGAGATTGTAGAACACGATGCGCTCGATTCGTCTGAGCCATTAGCTGCAAAGCCTGAGTTTCCGGTAGATTACTACATTGGCATTTTGCAGGCAGCAGAAAGCCCTGCCGAACTCCGAACCGCCTACGCTCTATCTTACCCTAAATTCAACAAAAATAAGGCCGAACAGGGAAAATTAGTTGCAGCTTACGAGCAGATGAAAGCGATGCTAAATGAAACTAGCACAACAGCAGCCTGATAATGTATGTTCAGAATGTGGAACAAAATGGGGAACACACAGACCAAAAGACCATCAGTACAGGATATGGGTGGACAAGTGCGATGTGTGTTCCGATTTGAGAGCAGTATGCGATGCCTCAGAATATGGGTATTTAAAGGAAGGTTGGGATGGTGGAAAGGAAATTCTGTACTAGTTGCCAGGTGGAAAGACCAGCTAGTGATTTTAAGCTGGTAAAGACTGGGCCTGTTAATCGTTGGAGATGTGGAGTGTGTTTAAAAAGAGCAGCAGAACAAAAATATAAGGGGAAGAAAAATGCAAAATAATTATGTTTATACCAAGGCAGGAACAGACATTACTATTCGCTGGACAAAACTCTACAATTATGTTCCGGCTAGTGAGCAGGAGTTCTACAAAAAGAAGTGGGCTGACTTTCGTGCGATTTGCAACCAGTCTATAGAGGACATTGTTCCAGAAGTAAAGACTAGTAGCGTTGTCTATAAATGGAAGAAAAAATGATAAACAAACATTGTTTAGAGGCATTTAACAAGCTAGAGCAATCTATCTACCATCCGCAGGAATACTTTGCGCTGGGCTGGAACGCTGCGATAGATGCCATGTCTGCTGAGTTTGCTAAAAAATGGGAGATGGATGAGCTATCTGATGTACCATTTATAACCCAGCCAAACAACGAATCAATGGAAGATAAAGAATGAGAGATTACGCTGATGTGTATTTAGAAGCAATGAAGATGCTTAGGAGTTTTTATAACCATGAACTAAAAGAGAACCATATAGAGGCAGCAAAGGCCGCTTTAGAGGTTTCTGTTCTTGCTAACCAGCTAAAGGTAATTGCAATGGAAAAGGCTGATGTATGACTATTGAACAGGGATCGCCAGAATGGTTGGCAATTAGGCTTGGTAAAGTTACCGCTAGTCGTATTGCTGATGTCATGGCTAAAGGAAAGTCGGGCGAGGCTGCCACTAGGGAAGATTACCGCACAGAATTGGTAGTCCAAAGGCTCACAAACGAGCCAGGCGAGTCGTTTACCAATGCGGCAATGGAATGGGGTACGCAGACCGAACCAATGGCTAGGATCGCTTATGAGGCGCAGGCCAATGTATTTGTAGAACAGGTTGCGTTTGTAGATCATTCCAAGATAGAATGGTTTGGTTGCAGCCCTGATGGACTGGTTGGTGAAACTGGTTTGTTGGAGATTAAATGCCCAGCCAGTAAAACGCATATTAAGTATTTGTTAGGTGGCAAGCCGCCTGCAAAGTATGTGCCGCAGATGCAATGCCAGATGGCAGTAACAGGCCGAGAGTGGTGTGATTTTGTAAGTTATGATCCACGCTTGCCGGAAGATCTACAGTTGTTTGTAGTGCGCCTTGAGAGAGATGAGGAATACATTAAGGCGATGGAAGCAGAAGTAGAAAAATTCCTCTGTGAAGTGAGTGAGATGTATTCTAAATTAAAGGAAATCAATAATGGCATTTGATAAAACAAATACAGCAACATTAAGCAAAAACACAAAGAAAGAACAGCCTAATCATTCTGATTACAAAGGATCAATAAATCTCAATGGTGTTGAGCATTGGTTTGATGCTTGGATAAAAGAAGGAAACAATGGAAAGTTCTTATCTTGCAAAATCGGTAAGCCAAAAGAGCAAAGTAACTTTAAGGCTAGGGGCGATGACGAAATGCC